GAACGAGCCCACGGAACATCCTCTTCTTCAGCCTTACGAACAGTTGTACTAGCAACTTCAAGTACAGTATTCAACTTAGTCTTCAACTCATCATAGCTCTTGAAGTTTTCAGGAGCTAGGAAAGCCTGAAGCGGATATTCCTTCTTCCAAACCTTCTCGAGTTCTTCATCGTCGTTGAGCAATGCAGAAGCTGCGCTAAATTCTGACTTATCATAGTTACGATAGCCTTCAACATTACGAATCTTCAAGTTGAAGTTAGCACCCTGCCAAAAGTCAAATGGGTTGATAGGTGCTTCATCAGGAAACTGAGGATTCATCAAGTCATTGAGCTTATCAAAGATCTTCTTGCCATACTTAAACAAGAATACCTTGCCTTCGTTCTCAGGATTAGCAGGATCCTTAACTACATAGATGTTAGAGATGTAGTGGAGACGGCGCTTCTGTGCACGAGCCTGCTTACGAGAGTCTGAGTTATCATCAGACGATAGGTTCCAAAGATAGCTATTGTATTCGCTAACAGGATCCTTCTGACCGATTGAAGTGAGTGAGTTTTCAATGTACCACTTACCCGATGGTCCCTTAAAGCCATGATCAAAGAGACGAACGAACGGGATATCTTCACCAGCAGGAGCTGGGAGGAAGCGAATAACAGCATAGCCGTTACCAGCTTTATCTACTGAGGGAGACCAGAAACGATCGTCACCCTTCTTTTGTTCTTGGGGATTTGAAAGCTTATTAAGTTCAGCAGTAAGTTTATCGAGGGACTGCGAAGATGCTTTCTTAAGTTGTGAAAAGTCTACCATTGTATTTCTCCATATAAGCGTTGTATTGCGTTGTATAACAGTGTGTAGCAGCAATAGCTGCACATCTATTTATATGCTTCTTAGCTAAATTTGTCAACTATAACAGATTTTATTTTAGTTGTATCAAAGTTCAAGAAAGATCTATACTTCTTGATCTTAAAAGAAACTTGATCCCAGATAGGATCGTCTTTAAGTTTCTTATTCCAATGTTTGAAACAGCCAGTCACTTCAACCAAGATGACTAGTGTCTCTATTGAAATCTCTTTTCGAAGGTAAAGTTTTAGAAGGTGTGGATGATCGTACTCTTCTACCAAGAAGTTCTCATCAAAGTTTTCTTTAAGCTTTGATAGTTCTGTCTTGAACATATAAGTCAACGACTGGATTCTTTTTGTCCAGTCATTGTATCTTGTCTGAGCTATTTCATTATACGCTAAGTCTTTAATCCAGACTTTCTCATCTTCTAACTAAGTTAGCAATCAAGAATCCTTTAGGATCTTTGTGCTTAGCAAGTTTCTCAAAGAAGATCTTATCTTTGCGGGAATTAAAAGAGTCAGCCTTTACACTCGTCTTACCATTGTATTTAACATAGTCATAGCTCTTCTGAGTAAAGTGGTTTTTCAAAGCCACATACTCTTTGTAACATTCAAATGCTGACATCTTACGGTCTGTATCCATTCTCAATCAATATCTTTTTGACATATTCTCTAAAAGCTTTTTCGTTATCTAATAGATATGCCTGATAAAGTTCCCATACGAGATCATATTTTTTGCCGTAGATAGTGTATTTACGTCCTCGTAATTCATCAATAAGATCTAGATCATCAAAATCGGAGAGGTCTTCGTCATCTACCCAAACTTCTTTGTACGGCATTACACTCTCCTATATTGGAAGTCTTGCACTCTTTTTCATGAAGTTAAGATTCTCTGCTTCAAACTGAAGCTTTGATTTCATCACAGGATCTTTCTTAATGACACTAGCCAAGAACTCAATCTCTAAACCTGACTTCTCACAGTAGTGTACAATCGCATCGATGTACTCTATGTTTTTATCTCTCACCAAGTTCTCGATTTCTTGGACGTAGTTCACATTAAAAATAAGATCTTTCATTGATTACTTTCTGAATTGGTAGGGGTGCCCGGATTCGAACCGAGTCAAGAACGCTAATCGGGCGCTAAAGGGATTATAAGGCCCTCCCGTGTACCAACACCCACCCCCATAAATTTTAACGATTATATTGCTTACGCCATATGTATGTGTCTAGCCTTACGATAAAGCTTGCTATGCTATCAACAAGCCTGCTATTCCAAAACCAATGATCATAACGCTTAGACATGTATGGCTCCTTAAAATGGTGATCACTGATGGATTCGAACCATCGACCCACAGCTTAGAAGGCTGTTGCTCTATCCTGCTGAGCTAAGTGACCAATAAACTGTGGTGGGGATTCTGTTTCCAAGCTCCCCACCGAGCTCATGCTTAGGCAGCTACTGCCATAGCGAAAGGTGCATTATCGTTTGCATCTATACGTTGCTTTCGGTCTCTTCGTACTTTTACTACGCACGTCGATCCTATTTCGCCCCCATCAAAAACACACTCTAGGTCAGGGACTCAAACCCTGTAGGCAAGCCAGTTAGACTTCCTAGTATCATACCCCACGTCTGGGCAGTGTGTTCTTGGTGGAGGCGGCGGGTACTGCCCCCGCGTCCGAAACGTTTATTCTGAACGCCTCAACGACCTCAGCATGATTATTTATACCACTACTGTCTAACATTGTAAACAGTTAATTTGTCTTTTTCTACTTTCATTGTGCAACTCTTGATGTCTTTAAATCGAGATCCACCAAAACGTGAATAGTCTCGACCACCATCGATGAAGAAACCACCATAGTCTTTATAGTCATGACGATATCGAGAGTAGTATGCTGTATCATCAACAACAATACCATAGAATGGTTCAGTAGCAGTGATACCATTGGAGATCATGACATGACCGGCATCATCAAACCAGATAGCAAAGTAGTTCGAACCCTGTGGGTGTGCTTCTTCTGTGTAGAAGATAGCGGCTGGAAAATTACACCAGCCACCATTTTTGTTTTTAAGACAACTCTCGAATACGAACTTACCATTATACTTCTTTTCAAGAAGCTGTAGCTGTTCAGGCGTAAACATCTTGCATTCATTGACAATCTTCATGATACCACCTTCAAAAGGATTGTGTGTTCGTTGATGCGTGCTGCTAGGGGTGCATCACCCTTAGCTTCATCCATCAGTTTTCTCAAGACCAGCTTACCACCGTTTAGAACTTTGTCAACGAAGTATTCTGGCTTACGACCACAACGCTTAGTCATTGTTGTAGACTCATCATAGCCGATGATAGTGGTTCGCTTGACGTCGAGACCTGCCGGTCCACGTGCACGGAACACCGTCAGCAGCTTATACTTCGTATTGAAAGTCCAAAGCTCCTGAGCACCTAAGACTTTATCAGGAGAGATAGAAGCAATCTTGTACTCATTGCTTTCTTTCATGTAGATAAAGTTCTTAAGCTTCTTCTCAGCAGATACAGCACGAGGCTTACGAGGAGCTCGAAGCTTTTTAGTAACGTCACCATAACGTTCAGCATCTTCGATCAATGAGTTGATGAACAACACACGAGCTTCAAGCTGCTTCTTAGTAAGGTGCTTATAAGCTTCTTTGAGCTGATCGCATTTACCTTCGTGTGCTTCACAAAGTTCTTCGAGCCACGGACGATAGTGGTCGATGATCTTGGTAGCATACATAGCAGGTATCTGATTTTTCTGGAGATGATCATATAGAGAGAACTCGACACCAGAGTCGATGATCTCTTCGATGTCACCGATGATATCATTAGCACGTTCTTTCATACGATCTTGAATAGAAACTTTCTCAACGGGAGTCTCTGGCTTTTCTATTTCGATAACACGAGACAATGCTTCTTTAAGCTTCGACTCAAAGAAAGACATGGTGCTATCTTGCACAGTACAACCACGAGACAAGAGACGTGAGATGGAACCGATCGTGGTAGGAAAATATTGGTCAGGCACTCGCATGACTTGCTTAGCTTCACGATCACGCTTAAGAGACTTAAGATAGTCACGCGTGTACTCTTTGTACTCTGAAGTAGAGCACATGGCATTATACCAATTAAGAGCCTTACCAAGTTGTGAATCTGACAATTGGCCACGGAGCTCAGGCTCGTCACCCATGTACTTGAGATTGACCAAGTATGCCTCAGATCGTGTAACCCGCGGCTTCTTTACTTTGGCGCGTGCATTGAGCGCCGGTCTACGTGCTGCTTTAGCCATGATTATCACCTCTTATAAGATTATTATACCAAAGCAGGGAAAAATGTCAACTGGTATTTTCGCTGCCTCATTGACCATATGTATATACTACCACAGGGACCGGTAAAGTAAACCGATTTTTTTTCGAAAAAAGTGATTTTGGCTGTTTACAAATGATGAGGACTTGGTATTATCAGAAAGTAAGCTGAATACAGACACTAACCAATCACACAGGAGTATATAGCATGGCACACATGATTGAGATGCTCAACGGTAAGGCTCAGATGGCCTACGCTGGTGAGACCCCTTGGCACGGCCTTGGTACTAAGGTTCCTGCCGACCTGACCCCTGCCCAGATGCTCGAGGCAGCCGGTCTTGACTGGACTGTCACGAAGGTTCCGGCCTTCGCTGAGGTTGCCGGTAAGAAAGTTCCGGTTGGCCGCTCGGCACTGGTCCGTAACATTGACGACAAGATCATCGACGTTGTCTCTGATGACTGGAACGAGGTCCAGAACCAAGAAGCTTTTGACTTCTTTAATGACTTCGTCCTCTCTGGTGATATGGAGATGCACACCGCTGGCTCGCTTCGCGATGGCCAGATCGTGTGGGGCTTGGCCAAAGTCAAGGAATCTTTCGAGCTGTTCAAGGGTGACGTTGTTGAGTCCTACCTCTTGTTCTCGAACTTCCACAAGTATGGTTTCTCCACTGACGTGCGCTTCACACCTATCCGTGTGGTGTGCAACAACACTCTGACCCTCTCGCTTAACTCTGCGGTTGAGCGTATGGCTAAGATCTCTCACCGTACCAAGTTCGATCCTGACAACGTCAAGATGATGCTTGGCATTGCTGCTGACAAGCTTGCCCAGTACAAAGAAATGGCTGGATTCCTTGGCTCCAAGAAGTTCAATGATGAGTCTATCGTTGACTACTTCAAGCGTATCTTCCCTGTTACCGGTGTTACCGACAACACCAAGAAAGAGCTTTCCAAGAATGCTGGTATCGCTCTTGAGTTGCTTGACCAGCAGCCCGGTGCAGAGTATGCGCAGGGCACTTGGTGGCAGGCTTTCAATACGGTTACCTTCATGACTGACCACGTCATGGGTCGTAATCAGGATACCCGCCTTGCCTCTTCATGGTTTGGCACCAACCGCAACCTCAAGACTCAGGCTCTTGAGACTGCAATCGAAATGGCGGAGGCTGCGTAAGCAGCCTCTCTTTCTCTAGGAGATATATAATGAAGAGCGACCTTGAAATCCTCGTTGAAGAAGACATGATTGCAGCCGGTTATGATCCTACCATATGGGCTGACGTATTGGAATATTGGAGGGAATACCTTGTATTGAAATTTATAGCAAAGATAACTGTGTTTACTGTGTAACTGCTAAGTCTCTATTGGCTAGCAAAAATAAACAGTTTACAGAATATAAACTTGGTGTAGATTATACCAGAGAACAAATACTGGAGATGTTTCCTAACGCTAGGTCTTTTCCTATAATTGTTGTCGATGGATTTAATATTGGTGGATTCACCGAGTTAAATAAAATCTTGACAGAAGAGTCTGAAGATACGCGAAAGCTGCTGAACGAGGAAAAATAATGGTTACTGATCGTGAAGAAATGGTGAAGCTCCTTAAGAAGGGTGCTGTTGATCTTACGTTTACTAAAGTTGATGGTTCGCTCCGCACTATGCGTGCAACGTTGAACCCTAAGCATATGCCTCCGCAGATGAAGAATGAAGATATTGAAGCTGCTGAGACACATCGAAAAGAAAATCCGGATGTTCTTCCCGTCTGGTCAATCAATGATCTAGGATGGCGGTCATTTCGACTAGAGAATATCCTCAGTGCACAGTACATTGAAGGATACGAATAAATAACAAGGCTCTTCGAAAGAAGAGCTTTCTTTTTTCTAATCATAGGAGTTCAAATAACATGGCATATTGGGGTTATCATCTCGTATTAGACTGCGCCGATCTTGATGCACACGCTATCAATGATTACGATACAATTTACAGATTTACAAAGCAATTGGTTAATGATATAGATATGGTTGCTTATGGTGAACCACAAATCGTTAGCTTCGGTAGCGGAAACAAAGCCGGTTACACTCTTGTACAGTTGATTGAAACTTCAAACATCTGTGCTCATTTTGTTCCTGATGATCTCGAGGGTGGCAATGCTATGTACCTCGATGTATTTTCTTGTAAGCCATATGACAACCAGATCGTTATCGATCTTGTAAAGCAATACTTCAAGGCAAAGTCAATTAGACCATCTTTCTTGACACGCCAAGCTTAATAAAAAGGGATTAATATATTATGGAAGTGAATGAACTGTCTGCTAATGCTAAGGGTGGCACTGAACTCATGATGGAGAGACTCCATCAGAGTATTGATAAAGAACTTCTTGATCAGTGTCAAATCATTCCGTCTCGTGTAAGAGAGTTGGATGAAACTAAAGTTAGGATTCTTTGGCAACATGACCTTCCGGGTGATCCTGAATCTGAGCATCTAAAGAATGGCGGACACGATCGGTTCCATAAGATCGTGTTCGTCTCTAACTGGCAGATGCAGGCTTATATCAATTATTATAATATCCCGTGGTCTAAGTGTGTAGTCATGCAGAATGCTATCACACCTATTGAACCACATGAAAAATCTAAAGATAAAATTAAATTAATCTACACATCAACACCTCATCGTGGGTTACAAATTCTTGTGCCTGTGTTTGAAAAGCTATGTGAAGAGTTTGATAATATTGAGCTTGATGTATATTCTTCTTTCAAGCTTTATGGATGGGAACAGCGTGATGAACCATATCAAGAACTCTTCGAACGTTGCAAAGCACACCCTAAGATTAATTATCATGGCACTGTTACCAATCAAGATTTGAGAGAAGCTCTAAAGCAAGCTCATATCTTTGCTTATCCTTCTATCTGGCCTGAGACATCTTGCCTCTGCCTTCTTGAAGCTATGAGTGCTAGATTGGTATGCGTACATCCAAATTTTGCTGCTCTCTCAGAGACAGCTGCAAACTGGACATATATGTATCAGTGGAATGAAAACCCATCTGCACATGCAGGAACATTTCACATGATCCTTTCCGATGCTATTAAGAGCATTAATGACAATCATGTACAAAACAAACTAGATTTTCAAAAGTCTTATACTGATGGTTTCTATAATTGGGAAGGTCGAAAACATCAGTGGTCAGCTCTTATCAAGAGTCTATTGGATGAACCTAGAGAGTTTCCTAAGCCTACATGGGTCTATAGAACCACTTGAAATATAAATATCCCATGATATCCTTTCTAAGGAAAACATATGGCAAATTTAATAGAGTTGAAGAATAAAGATAATGTTATACAGTTTCCCGGTACTACAAGGGAAATACCAAAAGACGAAAAAGAAGTAGTTCAGAGAGTGGACAATATAAAACACCTTCATATACAGGAAGTGTTGTCTGCTATGGTACCAATAATCTTCAATCAGATGGCCACTGCCGGCTTTGATTTCATTGATGATGAAGAGACCGGTGAAGTGAATAATGTAAAAGACGGTGCTTTTCTTGTAGAAGCACTGAGATCTATTATGCTTAAGCATTATGGCATAGATCATCCTATGCAAACACTTGCTGAGAACCTTTTTAATCATGACGAAGATAGCGGTGTACTTCTTTTGAGAAATGATGTAATATCTTCTATGTTCGAAGTTCAACAGGAGAAGAGCTAAGCTCTATAATACATCATGATCATCATTGATCTTAACCAAGTAATGATCTCAAACCTGATGATGCAATTAGGTAACCACACCAATGCACAGCTAGAAGAGAATATGGTTCGCCATATGGTTCTCAATGCTATCAGGTCTTTCAACCAAAAGTTTTCACGTGAATATGGTGAGATCATCATCGCATGTGACAACACTAATAACTGGCGTAAGGTAGAGTTCCCTTATTATAAGGCTAATCGCAAGAAGAATCAAGAGAAGTCAGAACTCGATTGGAAGAGTATCTTCGACTGTCTTGGTAAGATTCGTCAGGAACTCAAAGACTATTTCCCTTATCGTGTGATTGATGTCGTCTCAGCTGAGGCCGATGACATCATCGCTACACTTGTGCACACGTATGGCAAAGTAGTCTCATCAGAGAGTGATGAGAAGATTCTTATCTTGTCTGGTGATAAAGACTTTATCCAACTTCATGTGTATTCTAATGTTCGTCAGTACGATCCCGTGCGTAAGAAGTTTATAGAGCACTCTGATCCTGAGCGTTACCTTGCAGAACATGTTCTTAAGGGTGACTCTGGCGATGGTGTTCCTAACGTATTGTCCGGTGATGATTGCTTCGTTGTTGGTCAGCGTCAGAAGCCTCTTACCGCCAAGAAGATTGAGGGTATACTTGAACTTGGTTTAGATGGTAAGTTTGATCATCCTTTGTATAGAAACTATATTCGTAACAAGCGGCTGATCGATCTTAAACACACTCCAGAAAATCTGCAAGAAACCATCATGCAACAGTATGAACAACAGGATGGACGTGATCGTAGTAAGATGCTTAATTACTTTATAACAAATCGTTTGAAAAATCTTATGGAAAGTATTGGAGAATTTTAATGAGACTTAGTATATCAGAGATCCTTGATAGGGTTTCTAAAGCAAAGACTAAAGCGGAAAAGCTAGAAGTTTTTAGACAGCACGATAATCCTGTGCTTCGATCTGTCCTTAAACATGCTCTCGATAAGAGTATTGTATTTGATCTTCCAGAAGGTGCTCCACCCTATAAGCCAAGCGAGCATGTTGAAAGTCAGGGTATGCTATACTCTGAAGCAAGAAAGTTTTATCTTTTTGTTAAGGACGGTCATCCCGGCCTTACAAACCTCAAGCGTGAATCTCTTTTTATTAATCTGCTTGAGGCAGTCGATCCTAAGGATGCGGAGCTTATCGTAGCTATGAAAGACAAGAAGCTTCCATATAAGGGAATTACAGAGGCACTAGTATCAGAGGCATTTCCAGGGCTAATCAATGAGCAAGTCAACGTTTAAGAAGTTCAAGAAGAACGATTATTCTTATGATGATGATGAAGATGAATATTACGATAACCCTCGTAATAGAGTAAATAAAAAAGAAAGTAAGAGGCTTGAACGAGCCCTTAAGACTAAAGATATAAATGCTCTTATTGAAGAAGAAGACTTCGAAGATGAAGATTACTATTACGAGAGGAAGTAATGCCTACATACAAGTTCCTTAATAATGATACAGGTGAAGAGTACGAAGAGTTCATGAGCATCTCTGCTCTTGATGTTTATTTGGAGGAGAACAAAAATGTAACTCAACTTGTAAACGGTGCTCCAGCTATTGGAGATAGTATCAGACTTGGTCTTAAAAAACCAGATAGTTCATTCAGAGATATTTTGAAGAATGTAAAGAAAGAACACTCAAGAGGAATGACTAAGTCTACTGTCAATACATTTTAATTATAACAATAAGAGAAACAATGACTCAGCAACAAACAAGACTTAACAAGAAACAGAGAAGAGCATTAAGAGAACAGGGAGTAAAGATAAACAACGAAGCAAACTTTAGAGTTAATTTTAATCTCAGAGAGATAAAACCTCTAACAGCTAACCAACAAAAAACATTCGAAGCATTTTCTGCAAAAAAGAATTTGATGCTTCATGGAATTGCTGGAACAGGAAAGAGCTTCATCTCCCTATATCTGTCTCTTAAAGAATTGTTTGATGGTAATTGTGGATATAAAAAAGTTTATATCATTAGAAGCGTAGTTCCAACACGCGACATGGGTTTCCTTCCCGGTAATCAGAAAGAAAAAGCAAAAGTATACGAAGCACCATACTATGCAATCTGTTCAGAATTGTTTAATAGGGGTGATGCTTATGATGTACTTAAGACGAAAGATTATGTAGAATTCATTAGTACATCATTCGTTCGTGGT